CCCGCACCGGTGCGGTAGGCAGCATCGGTGTGATCACCCTGCACGCCGACATGAGCGGCATGCTCGATCAGAAGGGCATCGCCGTCACCCTGATACATGCCGGGGCACACAAGGCCGATGCCAATCCGTACCAGCCGCTGCCCGAAGCCGTGCGCGACCGGATGCAGCGCGAGCTGGAAGTCGTGCGGTTCCTCTTCGCCGAGACCGTCGCCGCCGGTCGCGGCGACCGGCTGAGCCAGGACGCGGCACTGGCCACCGAAGCGTCTGTGTTCCGCGGCGCCGATGCCATTGCGGCCGGTCTGGCCGACGAACTCGCCGATCCAGTCCTTGCCTTCCACGCCTTCGCCGCCGCCCCGCGCGGCAGTCTTTTCCCCAACAGAAAGGGTTTTCTGATGACCACCACACCGACTGACACGCCAAACCCGGCGGAAGCCGCGACGCCAAACGCTGCGTCGCCAAACGCAACGGGCATGCCTGTGACCGAGGCAGCTGCACCCGCCGTTACTGTACCGGAAGCCCCGAGCATGACCGGCGACGCGGTCCGTGCAGAAGCTGCTGAGGTTGCACAGGTCTGCGCGCAGGCGGCACGGCTCGGCGTGCAGATCGATGCCGCCGATGCTGTCTCACGCGGGTTGAAGCCCGAGGTGCTGCGCGCCCGCGTGCTGGCCGATCTGGCCGCGCGCAGCGATGCGGTGGGCATCATCGCCAGCGCCCCGGCAGCCGCCGCAAAAGACAGCCCGATCATCGCCGCGGCTCGCAAGACCGCGACCAAGGCCGGGCGCTGATCCTCATCCCTCAATCCGGAGACTGAACCATGCCCGTCCTGACCCAACCGCCCAGCATGGGCGATGTCCTCAAATACGAGGTCAACCCGAACTACACCCGCGAGACCGTGACCCTGTTGCAGGGCATCCCATACCCTGTGGGATCGGTCCTTGGGCGCATCACCGCCAGTGGCAAATACAAGCTGACGACCTCTGGCGGCTCCGACGGCGCTCAAACCGCCACAGCCGTTCTGCTTTACGCCGTCGACGCCACGCTGGCGGACGCCACCGGCATTATCGTCGCCCGTGGCCCTTCGATCGTGTCGCGTGCAGGCCTCGCCTATGACGGCACCGTCGATGACGGCGCGAAGATCACCACCAAGATCGGTCAGCTTGCCGCCGTCGGTATTATCGCCCGCGACGGCGCCTGACGCCCACCGACGTAGCGCATCCACATACATCCTTCATTCCTCTGGAGCCCTCCATGACCCTTGTCCGCAATCCCTTTGATGCTGGCGGCTACTCGCTGGCCGAGATGACCCAGGCGATCAACATCCTGCCCAACCTCTACACCCGGCTGGGCCAGATCGGCCTGTTCCGCTTTGAAGGTGTCAGCCAGCGCTCGGTGATCATTGAGCAGTACGAGGGCATTCTCAGCCTTCTGCCTTCCGTTCCCCTCGGTGGTCCAGCCACAGTCGGCACCCGTGAGGGGCGCGCCATGCGCAGCTTTGCCCTGCCGTGGATGCCCCATGATGACGTGATCCTGCCCGCCGATATCCAGGGAGTGCCGGCCCTGGGCGTTTTCGATGCGGCAGACCCGCTGGTCGAGGTGATGAACCGCAAGCTGCAGCTGATGCGCCGAAAACACGCCCAGACCCGCGAATACATGGAGATGAACGCCCTGCGCGGCATCGTGAAAGATGGCGCAGGCACCACCCTCTATAACTACTTTACCGAGTTCGGCTTGGCGCAGATCTCTGTGGACTTCGTGCTGGGCACCGCAGGGACCAACGTTCAGGGCAAGGTCCGCGAGGTGCTGCGCGCTGTGGAAGACAACCTGCTCGGCGAAGCGATGTCCTCCGTCCATGCGCTGGTCAGCCGCGAATTCTTCGACAAGCTGATCGCCCACCCCAAAACCGAAGAGGCCTACAAGTTCTATGCTGCGACCGGCGCCCAGCCGCTGCGCGAAGACATGCGGCGCAACTTTCCCTTCGCAGGCATCGTGTTCGAGGAATACTCCGGCACCGTCACGCTTTCGACCAAGGTCAGCGAACGGCTGGTCCCCACCAGTGAAGGCATCGCGTTTCCGCTGGGCACCATGGACACCTTCACGACCTATGGCGGCCCGGCCAACCTGCTTGAGGCGGCCAACACCATGGGTCTGCCACTCTACGCCCGCCAGCATCTCGGTGAAAAGGGCCGCTGGATTGACCTGATGACCGAGGCGTCAATCCTGCCGGTGAACAAGCGGCCGCGCATCGCGATCCGCCTGCATACCTCGAACTGACGCACGGCAAAAATCGTCATGACCGTCTTTGCCACCGCCATGAACCAGATCTTCGCCAACCCGTCCATGGCGGTGGCCGCTGTCTGGATTTCCGGCACCACATCCGAGGAAAACCATATCCGCGTCATCCGCCGCGCTCCCGACCGGATCACCGAATTCGGTGCCGGACGTTTTGTCAGCGATACCACGGTGGTCGATGTGCGTATCGCCGACCTTCCCGATCCGCGACCCGGCGATCTGATCGTGATCGGCACCGACAGCTTTGTCGTGCAGGGCGAGCCTCTGCGCGATCGCGAACGCCTGATCTGGTCCCTGGATCTGCGACCGTCATGAGACTGAAGCTCGACATCGACCCCGACATCGTCGCGCTGATGCAGGCGGAAATAGCGGCTGGTGAAAAGGCAGTGTCCGCCGCAATGCGTGAGGCGGGCACCGGTCTGAAATCCGCCTGGCGGGCGCAAATCACTGGTGCGGGCCTCGGAATCCGCCTCGGCAACAGCATCCGCCTGGCCAGCTTCCCGAAATCCGGCGACAGCCTGAATGCAGCAGCGCTGGTCTGGTCGAACGCCCCGGTGATCATCGGAGCGCACGATACAGGGCCATTGATCCGCTCAAAAGATGGGTTTTGGCTGGCGATCCCCACGCCCGCCGCTGGTAAAAGCACGAAGGGCGGCCGTATTACCCCCGGCGAATGGGAACGCCGCACAGGGTTGCGCCTGCGCTTCGTCTATCGCCGCCGGGGGCCAAGCCTTCTGGTGGCCGAGGGACGGTTGAACACCAAAGGGCGAGCGGTGGCATCCCGTTCGAAAACCGGGCGTGGGGTCGCCACCGTGCCGATCTTCCTGCTGGTGCCGCAGGTAACACTGCCGAAGCGGTTGGACCTTAACCGAGACGCCGAGCGGGCGTTGGATAGCGTGCCGGAGCTGATCGTGGCTAACTGGGTGGAGGGGCGAATTTGACTTGTCGGGCAAACTTCAAGAACGTCGCCCGAAAAGGCCGCCAAGGAGACCTTCTCTTTTGGCTGGCTCGACCGACTTAGCCTCAGTCTGTGACGTGTTTTTCATGTTCCAAGGGCCCGAATTTTCGAGCACTTCTGCCGAGGCAGCGTCTTCGGCTTGGAATGGAGTAGGGGAGACCGCTTCCAGAACCGAAGTCTCCTCCGGAATTTCGTCATCTTCTTCAGTCCCATCGCCAGCATTAGGTGTTAGCCAGTCGCTATCAGGCCGACAAACAAGCCGGGCGTGGTCGTATGCCCACTTCAGTTTATAGACAGTCTCACCGCTGTAACCTCCGGCCGCGGTACGTGTGACGACAAGTGCTAGATCAACTTTATCGTCATCGACAAGCGCAATTGGTAGGAGCAGGCTGATCGCATTTGCTTTGGGATAGTAGAGGGGGATCGCCGTCTTAAAATTCCAACGTGCCCGCTTCACTGCGAGTGCTATTGCATCGTCAATTCGGTTGCGAATGTCACGATCAGTGCGAGCATCTGCCTCCAGTGCCAACCTAAAATCACGCAAGAAAGCGAGGCGCTCAGGCTTTTCCATCTTCGACGGATCTTTCCACTGGATGCCGGAGGGCACGTGCTTCTCCAAAAAGTCCAATGGATACCTGTCTTTTTCGATACTGTCATAAACGATATGATCGTAACGGGGCTGGACTGACGTATCGGGGTCAAAGATTACATCCTCCGCCTTCTCAAAGTACTTAGGGGCTTGCGGGAGGGGATTGAAATTCCGTGCTAATGTTTGGCCGTCCCTTCCGATGTTAGGTCGACAGAATGAATGGAACTTCCACGGGCGTGGTGGTCGATCGTTCTGTTCATACAGGGCAAAAATTGGATCGTAACGGTCATCTACCAATCCGGTATTGAAGGCCGCCCAACTCTTACCCCCGTGCGCAACTTCAGTCACCTCACCGTCTCGATATTGCTTGTAGAAGGTGTTGATCAGGTAATTTCTCAGTATGGGGAACGATGTGCGCTCGGTTGGTGTCTCCCCGTATGCCCAGTCCTCTTTTAGCGCGATCTTCGCGAGATCATGCAAGACACCTCGGATAGGATTTCCCCTTGGATCAAGATCGTCGAGTTGGGTGAAGCCCCAATTCAGTAGAAAAGATGACGGGTGGCCTGTCAGCCGAAATGCTTCATGCTTATAGCCTGCAGCAAGGCGCACGTTCGCAGCTTCAAATGTGCCGGGTTTGCGCTTGCTCTCCGCAGCATCAAACTCGACCTCCTCGTCAACGATACAACGAACAGACGAATCTTTGACCGCGGAAATGTGAAAGAAAACATCTTCCGATTGCCCATCGACTCCGATGAACCCAAAGCCCTTGTCTTGGCGAAACGCCTTAATCTTTCCCTGCATGTAGCTCCCCTAGCCGCCCGGCTTTGCTTGATTTTTCGGTGCCGCGACTCAACGTGGCATCAACACCGAAATGATAGCAGTTAAACTGCGTCACTTCCAGAAGCGGTCGACTCTGCGCTCCTCGCGCCCAGCTTGGGCTGCGGTCCACGGCTTATCCTTGTCGGGATTGGAAGATGCCTTGCCCTTGCCATAGCCCCATCACAGTTTGCCCTTTGACCCAGCGAAAAATATGCCCACCAGCAGAGAAACCATCCTCACCGCTCTGCATGTGCGGCTCTCGGCGCTGCCCGCCACAGCCCTGCGGGGCGAGGTGCTGCCCGAACGCGTGCCGAGCGCTGGTCTGCTGATCCTGCGCGACGGCGAGCCGGGGGAACCTGAGGTCACGCTGTCGCCGCTGCGATATCACTATCAGCACCGGACCGAAATCGAGGCCGTCGTGCAAGGGACTCACCGTGACGCCGCCTTTGACACGCTCTGCGCCAGCATTGGCATCGCGATTGCAGCAGATCGCACGCTGGGTGGCCTATGCGACTGGGTCGAGGCCGAAGCGCCGCGCACGGTGGACCTGCCCGTCGATGGCGCGGCCAGCCTGAAGGCGGCCGTCATCCCGGTGGTGCTGCATTATTCCACTGCTGATCCACTCAGCTGATCCCGATAATTCAAGGAGACTGATATGGCACGAGCGCAAGGGGCGCGGGCGCAGATGGCGCTTGCGTTCGAGACCACATATGGAACGCCGCCGGTGGGTGGTTTCACCAAAATGCCCTTCGCCAGCACCTCGCTGGGGGCGGAACAGCCACTGCTGAACTCGGAACTGCTGGGCTATGGCCGCGATCCGCTGGCGCCGATCAAGGATGCGGTGACGGCTGATGGCGACGTGGTGGTGCCGCTGGACACGGAGGCATTCGGGTTCTGGCTGAAGGCAGCTTTCGGCATAGCCACGACCACCGGAGCAGAAGCTCCATACACCCATACATTCCAGTCGGGGAACTGGACGCTGCCCAGCCTGTCGATCGAAGTCGGCATGCCCGAGGTGCCGCGCTTTGCGATGTATTCAGGCTGCGTGTTGGATCAGCTCAGCTGGCAGATGCAGCGCTCGGGTCTGCTGACCGCAACGGCGCGGCTGGTGGCGCAGGGCGAAACGCTGGGCACGACCACCAGCGCGTTCGGTGAGCCCGCCGCACCACCCGCAGAGCTGGCTCTGAAGCGCTTCGGCCATTTTAACGGGGCAATCACGCGGAACGGTACCGCGCTGGGCAACGTGATCTCGACCGAGATCACCTATGCCAACAACCTCGATCGGATCGAAACGATCCGCAGTGACGGTAACATCGACGGCGCTGACCCGTCCATCGCCGCACTGACTGGGCGGATCGAGGTGCGCTTTGCCGACTCTGCGCTGGTGACGCAGGCAATTAACGGTGATCCCTGCGAGATCGTGTCGGTTTATGTCCTGCCTTCGGGCGAAAGCTTCTCCTTCACCATCCACGCCGTCTATCTGCCGCGCCCGAGGATCGAGATTTCCGGACCGCAAGGCGTGCAGGCGACCTTTGACTGGCAGGCGGCGCGCGACGCGGTTGTGGGCCGGATGTGCACCGCCACCCTGATCAATGACATTGAGGAGTATTGAGCGTGATCCGTCTGAACCTATCCGCCACCCCGGAATGGCTGGAGCTGGCGCCCGGCCTGCGTATCCTCGTTGGCCCACTGACCACAGCCCTTATGGTCTCGGCCCGGGCCGACCCGGCCATCGAGGCGATGCCGGATGGCGCCGCCCAAGAAGAACTGGCGCTGGCCATGGCGAAGGCCGTGGCCCGTCGTGCGGTGCTCGACTGGGAGGGCGTGGGCGACGATCAGGGCGACCCGGTGCCCGTCTCGCCCGAGGGCATCGACGCGCTGCTCGACATCTGGCCGGTGTTCGAGGCGTTTCAAACGTTCTATGTCGCGCGCGGGCTGATCCTGGACGCAGAAAAAAACGTCTCCGCGCCCTCGCCGAATGGTCCTTCGGCGGGGGCGAGCGATATTGCGGCGCCTGTCAAAAGCAGTGCGAAGACTGCCCCACAAGACTGAACCGCCCGCTCACATTTGAGGGCTGGCAAGTCTGGGATCTCGTCGGTCGCCTTGGTGGTCAGTTGCGCGTGTTGCCCGGTGCGGTGATCGGCTGGGACATGGGTGCCGCACTGGCGCTCGGTGACGCGCTGGGCGTGCCGAAACTGGCGATGGCCGAACTGCTGCCGGTGATCGAAGCGGTGATGGTCACAAAACTCAACCAACAAATGGATCAATCCCATGGCGGAAAAACGGGTTAGCGTCCGCCTTGCGGCCGTGGGCGGACGGCAAGTGCGCGCCGAACTGGAAGGCGTCGGCGAAGCCGGGGCGCGCGGGTTTGGTCGGTTGTCGCGCGAGATGGACATGGCCAATACCCGAGTTGCGGCTTTTGCGCGTCGTGCGACTGTCGCGGCGGCGGCGGCCACCACGGCGCTGGCCGCGGCGAGCGCGGCGATGATCCGGTCCGGGCTGCAGACGGTGGATGCGCAGGCGAAGCTGGCGCAGTCGCTCGGCACCACCGTGGCTTCGATCCAGACCCTCGAGCGCGCGGGCGAGTTGGCGGGCGTGTCGATGTCCGGCATCGAACAGGCGACGAAGGATCTGACGCGCCGTCTCAGCCAGGCGGCTTCCGGTGCCGGTCCTGCGAGCGCCGCGCTGAAGCGGCTGGGGTTGTCCGCAACCGATCTGATGGCCCTGCCGCTGGACAAACGAGTTGGCGCGATCAATGCGGCCATCGAAAACTTTGTCCCCGCCGCCGAACGCGCGGCCGTTGCAGGCCAGCTGTTCGGTGAGGAAGGTTCGATCGCCATGAGCCGGATCGACACCGCGACGCTGCGCCAGGCGACCGAGGATGTTCTGGCCTTCGGGGTTGTCGTCTCCGAGCAGGACGCCGATCAGATTGAGCGCACCAATGACGCCATCTCGCGGCTCGGGCTGATCTGGCGCGGGGTGTCGAACCAGCTTGCCGTTGCGGCGGCACCTGCCTTGGAGGCGGTCGCCAATGCGATGGCGGCGATTGCCAGCCGCACCGGGCCGCTCGGGATCGCGATCAAGGCGCTGTTTGAGAACATCGGCCGTCTGACCACCTATGCCGCCACCTTCGCAGGGGTCATGGCCGGGCGCTGGGTCGCCGGGATGGTCGCTGCGGCATTCTCGGTACGCGGGTTGGCCACCGCCCTCGTTTTCCTGCGCGGCGCGCTGATCCGCACCGGTATCGGCGCGCTGATCGTCGGCGCGGGCGAGTTAGTCTATCAGTTCACCCGCCTTGTTTCCGGCGCAGGCGGATTTGGTGAAGTGATGTCACTGCTGAAAGACCTCGCGACCGAGGTCTGGGAGCGCATTGGCATCGCCGCCTCGGCAGCCGGGGCTCTCGCTGCGTCGATGTTCTTCGGCTTCAAAGCGGATGCTGCGTCGGCTATGCAAAGCGCCATCGAGAGTGTTGTCAGCTTCGGCAATACGGCGACGAACACGTTCGAGGGGGCATACGGGGCAATAAAGGCGATCTGGGGGCTCCTGCCTGCCGCCATTGGCGATTTGGCGTTTCAGGCAGCGAACAGCCTGATCGAAGGCGTCGAGGCAATGCTGAACGGGGTTGTTGCCCGGATCAACGGCTTTATCGGCGGCATCAATGCCGGGCTGGAGGCGCTGGGATCAGAGCGCCGGATCACGATCATTCCCGATCTTGAGCTAGGGCAAATCACAAACCGGTTCGAGGGCGCGGCAACCGCCGCCACGACGGCCGCACAGGCTGCGTTCGACCGCACTTTCGAGGACAATCCACTGACCGCCCCCGATCTCGGACTGAGCGAGGCGGCGCACCGGGCGATGGAAGCTGCTAACGGTTATCGGGAAACCGCGCGTGATCTGGCAGAGTCTGCTCGGGCCCCGCTGGCAAGCTGGCAGGCGCTGAAGGATGCGGTGCGTGGCGCTGGGACGGATGGCGCCGATGCCCTGAACAATGCCACCACGGCGGCGGAGCAGTTCGAGATGGCGCTAAATGATGCTGGGAGTGCGACCAAAAAAGCCGTTACCGCTGCGGCGAAGGCTGCCGCCGTAGCGAATCCCGATGCCAAGGAGGCAGTGACCGGCTGGCAGGCTGTCACCAAGGCGCTGTCGGAGTATGCGACCAAGGCGAAAGAAATCGGTGGTGATATCGGCTCGGCATTGGTCGGCGCGTTCCAGTCGGCCGAGAACGCCGTGGCCCAGTTCGTGAAGACCGGCAAACTGGACTTTCGCGATCTCGTCACCTCGCTGATTGCCGATCTCGCGAGGATCGGTGCGAAGAAGTTCATCCTTGGTCCGATTGCCAATGCTCTTTCGGGCGCGCTGGGCGGGCTCGGCGGCAAAGCAGGCGGGATCTTTGCGAATGTCCTGCATGCGGGTGGGATGGTTGGAGCGCCGGGCCCAGGCCGGATGGTTCCAGAGATGGCGTTTGCCACAGCACCCCGACTGCATTCCGGCGGCTGGGCAGGCATAAAGCCCGATGAGGTGCCCGCGATCCTTCAGCGCGGCGAGAGGGTTTTGTCGCGCAGGGAAGCTGCTGGATATGGCCAGGGGCAAGCCTCTGCGCCCATCGTAAACGTGACGATCAATGCACGCGATGCCGAAAGCTTCCGGCAATCCCGCACTCAGGTCGCCACAGATATTGCCCGGGCTGTGGCTCTCGGCCGAAGGGGCATGTGATGGCGTTTCACGAGATCCGGTTTCCCGATGACATCAGCCGCGGGGCGCGCGGTGGGCCGGAGCGGCGCACTCAGATCGTCGAACTGGCGTCCGGCAGTGAGGAGCGCAACGCCAGCTGGGCAAACAGCCGCCGCCGGTACGACGTGGCATATGGCATCCGGCGCGCCGACGATCTGGCGGCGGTCGTGGCCTTCTTCGAGGCGCGTAACGGGCGTCTGCACGGGTTTCGGTTCAGGGACTGGTCGGATTACAAATCGTGCTTGCCATCACAGACGATCACGCCCATCGATCAATTCATCGGTACCGGTGATGGTGTGACGACCACCTTCCAACTGGCGAAGCGGTACGTATCGGGCGCGCAGTTCTGGACCCGCGCTATTACCAAACCAATGCTGGGATCGGTGCGCATTGCGGCTGGGGGCACCGAGCAGACGGCAGGATGGACGGTCGATGTCACAATCGGCATCGTCACATTCGCGATCGCGCCCACCACGGGTGTTGTCGTCACCGCTGGTTATGCCTTTGATGTCCCGGTGCGCTTTGACAGCGACCTGCTCGACGTGACCCTCGACATCGAGCGGCTGGGTTCGATTACTTCGGTCCCGCTGGTGGAAATCCGGATCCCTGTTGCAGTGCAACAGCCAGTGCCCGAACCGGAGCCGGAACCGGTAACCTTCACCTGGGACGACGTTTTCGCCGATCACAGCGC